ATCAAATTCTTTATCAAGTTCTTTGATAAATTTAGACATTTGTCCTACTTGTAAAAAAGTATCTTTGGCGTTCATACCAAATACTTCTTTTGTTATTGCTACTATATGACTTGCGATTTGGTCTTTCATTTATTCTCCTTTTTCTGCATAATATAAAGTTTAGCAGAAAATAAGAGTTTGTCAAATTCCTAAATTTTCGTTTGTCCTTCTTTGTTTTCTTCTTTCCTTAGATTTACAGGTTTTACAAAATAAAGATAACCCATCTCTAAATTTTGAATTGCTATCAAAAGAACTAGGTGAAAGACTTTGTTTACACAATAAACAAGTTTTCTTATCTGGCTTTACAGTTTCTTCAGCTATCTGAACTTGACACTCTTTGCAGTATCTGTGGTAACCATCTTTGTATTTAGCTGATTTATTATATTCATTAATAGATTTATTAAGAGAACATTTATAACAAACTTTTTCTGTAGGATTAAATGAAGAATTTAAAAAATTACTTCTGGCCTCTTCTGCTTGTTTTGCTAGTTCTACATCTTTTAAACACCAAGTACGAAATTTATCATATCCAACTGGCAAACCTTCATATGTTTTTCTAGTAGTTATAGTTCCATAACCTGATTGTATTCTTTGAATTACTTGATTTGCTATTTCGTAATCTATTTCATTACCAATAGATAGACCAGCTTCTACTTTAAGTTGTCTTACTCTTTCAATTGAAACACCCCATTCACTGGACCATTCTTTAAGTAATTTATTAGGACTGCCTATAAATAAAGCCTTTGCTTCCTCCACGCTAGGTGCTTTCTTATTAGGCATAATCTACACGAAAAAGGATTTCCTATATGGTGAAAGTAGAGTTCTGTCAGAACCACTTAATGGTGCTACAGATAATGCATCTAAACCTATTGAATAACTTGCTGAATAGTCACCAATTCTTTCATTATTAGCTAAATTAAAGTTACCAGCAGTTCCATCAGTAGTATTTTGGTCACTAATAGCACTAGGTTCTTGTTGAGAAGAAACAACTAATACAGCTTCTAATAGTCTTGCAGCAGCTCTGGCTGAAACCATTTTAAATACAGTAGGCAAATCAGTACTTAATCCACCACCATGTGCTGTATAACCTGCATTATAAGTTACTACAATGTTTCTTTCTCTAGCATAAGACCATCTTATACCAATTCTATGTAATCTACCATTTGGATAAAATACATAATCAGCACTAGAGCCCTCAGTTAATGTAAAATCATCTTCTACAACTGAAACAATAGAACGAACAGGTATATGTGTTAAAAAGAGTTCTTTTGTTTGGTCACCTGTAAATGTTTCTGTTTGCTGTTTGTATTCAACATCATATCCAACATATTGAACAATAGCTTCATCTACAAAAGGTATTAAATTGTCTGTTAAATGTGTCTCTAAATCAGAATCGAAATCAATACGAGTATAAGCCTCTACATCGGCTGCAGTTGAGAAAGCCATTTAGACCTCCTTACTTATCTTCTATATCGAAATTCTTTACTGATTTATCTTCTACCTCATCAGATTTAACTGCTTTTTCCTCAACTTTTTCTGCTTTTTTAGCAGGTTTTGAGGATTTTGATTTTTTAGCTGGTTTTTCTTTTTTACCCCAACCTTGCTCTTTGAGCCAATCAGTTGGATATTCCTTACCAGCTTTAGCAATTAAGTCAGCTTGAGAAGTTGGCACATCTACTGCGTCACCCTCCCATAGCTTTCCATCAGGTAGCCTATAAATATTTTTTTCTGGAATTGTATACATAATTAAATCCTAACTTATAAATTAAAAATTGTTGGTATTAGAAAAGCCCTCCGAAGAGGGCTAATCTACACTATCGTTTTATCTCAAACTTAGAAGTTTGTGATAGAACAGAAAGCTGTTGGTCTGTAAATGACAAAACCCATTCTCATTGTCAATCTGATTGCCAATTGATTCTTCGCAAAGAAGTCACTATGGCTGTCAGATACAGCAAGGTCAACACCTTGTCGCATAACAATTTGAGCAGCATCGCCACCACCGAACTTACCAACTAGGGCAGTTCCAGCAGCAATTGCTGTTGATGGTACGACTTTAAGACCCCATAATCTAGCTGCAACATCGGAACCGAAGTTTCCTGCTGCTACAACTAATGGGTTCTTAGAACCACTTGTAGTTACATCAGATACAGCTGTAACAATTTGATACCAGTCTTCTGGGTGAAGAACTATTGCATCAGGTTCGACAAAAGCGTCTTTTCTGATTTCTGTAATAGCTTGGTAGACTTGTCCAAGTCTTCCTAATTCACCTGCATAAGGCAAGGCATAGTCAAATGTGTTAATACCAGATTTATTCAAAACACCAGTCAAGTTTGGAGCTGTACCATTACCATTTAGTAATTGGTTGTCCATTCTCAATCTCATCATTGTGGTGAGACGAGAGTTGACATATCCTTGAATACCTGAGACATCAGCTAACAACTCATCTGTCACTGGTAAGAAAGTAGCAATCTTGCGAATGCTTTCTGTTCTTTCAGTGAAAGCCAATGCTGATTCGTTTGCAGAGGAGATGTCTCCTGATTCTGCGATTTCACCTGCATTGTTTGTGAAAGTTGTCTCTTCAAGATATACATATGCGTTTTGAGTTGTTGATATTTGGTCAAACAATCCAATAACAGCATTTGGGTCTCTTAAAGCTGTTTGTAATATTCCAGGTGCTCTTAATGACTCTGGTGGATAACCTGTGGTATTTAAAGTAGTTTTAAATTCTGCTGAAGAGTCAACGCCTTTAACGCCATTATTAACATATTGGTTATAAGCGTCAGTCTCAACGAACTGTTCACCGATTGTTTTTACGCCTGCTGATTGCTCAACTTGTGGAATTTCGTTAGCAACTTCGTTGTTAACTTCCATAGCTTTTTCATTAGCAGCTTTAGATTCTTCAATCTTTAGCTCATCTAATGAAGCAGCAAGTTCATCATTTAACCCTTTGATTTTATTCTTTTGGTCAGATGTGTACTTACCATCTTCTGCAGGAGCATCAAATACGGATTTAAGTTCTTCACGAGATTTAGCAATTTGCTCTTTAAGCTCTTGTACTTTACTCATACTGTATTTATCTCCTAATATTATTACTTATACTTCGTCGTCAGTAATCTCAACATCAACAGCTTCAGCCATTAATCTTTGAGACTCTGCCCACACTTCGTCTTCAAGGTCTTCTTCGTCAACTGATTCAGTGTTATCTACAGGTACTTCAGTAACTTCTTCTACTTCTTCAGATTCAGCAGGATTCTCTACTTCTTCCTCTGGTTCGACAGCTACTTCTTCAGTATCGACTGAATCTGTTGGTTCTTCTACAACATCTTCAATCTCTGCTTGTTCTTCGTCTAAGTCTTCTAACTCTAAAGCACCTTCGGTTCCGACTGTATCGATAAATTGGTCTATTTCAACCCATGCATCTTGTAAGTCATCTTGAACAGCCCTTAATGCTTCAGTAGCCTTGACTCCTAATTTCCTTCCATCTTTTGCACGTAACATCGCAATGGCGTTAGTTCGTGTCATTAAGTCATGCAACGCAGCAAGCACGTCTTTGACTTCTTCAGAAAAAGACTTATCTTTTTCAGAAACTTCAATGTCAGCAGATTTTTCCATATCTTTTGCACATTTACCTGTTTTGTCATAGTCACAGGAACCATATCCCTTGCTACAACAATCACAGTGTTCTGCATTTGCATCATGTGCAACTACTTCTTCTGCTGGTTTATCTTCAGCTGGTTTTTCCTCGCTAAAAGATTCTGAGCTTAATAAACTTTTCTCTCTAGCCATTTCCTCTAATAGCTCAGTATTAGACTTTATAGCCATTGTGTAGGTTTCTTGATTTGCACCTACTAGAACAGGAGATACTTCATAGACTGATAAATCTTTTAAGTATCTTGCGTCAACATCCTTATCACCGCTCTTGAATTTACCTCTTTCTGAATCGTTAACTCTATATCCAAAAGACCATTGTTGCAGGTCTCCCATAGCCTTAACTAAGTTATAAGCTTCTTTTCCAGATTCTGTATCCATAAAAAACTCACCTTCAAATGTGGCTTTATCTTTATCTTGTTTTATTGAACCTTTACCAATTGGCATATCCCATTTATGAGCCCATACCATTGGAACTGAACCTGATTTAAATCCTGATTTGATAGCATCTTCAACGACAACATCGCCATCGCTATCTAATGTATTGAAAACCGAGAATACAGCAGAAACTTTTCCTTCTTCTTCTGCTTTAAATTCTAGGTCGATATTTTTAATTTCACTCACGAGTGCATCTCCTATATAAACTGTTAACAGATTTATTTAGGTGCATATATTAAAAGATTAACAAAAGTCTTTA